AATGTAGTCTTTCAATATGATGCAAGCGTTCTGTATTCCGGTGGCATATAGCAAGAACTTATGTTTCTTGTCACCTATTTGCGCTTGAGCGATGTACGGATACAGATAATTGTTCTCATTCTCGAACGCCAAGCGGTTCTGGTTACTGACTTCCACTTCCTTGATACCGTCTGCTTCCATACTGAAACGAATTTTCGCCAAAGTGTCTTGGTCTATCAGCGTACCACGGTCGAAAAGAATTTCATTCCGTTCGATGATTACTGTTTCACCGGTATCTTCATCAATGAAAGATTCCTCCCATGTTTTGAGGACACGTTTTGCAAGGTACATGTTAAGCATCTTTTTCGGGTCAGATGTCACATACCGGATTTCTGTTTTTCTTGTTTCTATCATAACTAAATAAATTCTTGATTTCTTTGTATTTCCTGCTGGGCGTAAATCAGCATTTGATGTTCATTCGCAGCAGGCAGGTAAATTCCAGCTTGTGCCGCGCTCCAATTACGGAAGCGGTCAATACTCAGGGTCATTTCACCTGTTGTCAGTTCGGCTGAACTGCGCAAGTAGATTACTTCCTTGCCCTTCTTGTTGACCGTTTTACGTTCAAATAAATCACGGTTGCAAGTCCTCTTATAGAAGTCTATTTTGGCTTCGTCAAGGCTGCAACCATACTCACTACCGAAATACCCTAAAAGAAGATGTAAATAGCTGTTTTGGGCAAGCGTGCGGTTAGGTAGTTTCTTTTTCACTTCCACCACCGCACGTTCACTAAACAGCTTGTTTACATACTCCTTGAACTTGGGTATTTGATATTCATTCTTCAAGTCGAACAGCATACGCTAAAAAGGCAAATCGTCCTTTACATTGCCATTAGCATCAATCGGAGGCGGAAAGTTCTGCGGCTGTTGCTGATAAGTCGGCTGCGGTGTAGGTTGTTGAATTGGTTGCTGTGCCAGTGTAGCTTGTGGGGATTGCGACACACCGCCACGCGCATCTATTTTGTAACACCGAATAGATGCCATACGTTTGAGTTCTCCGTCCTGATTCGTCCAAGAACGCCCTTGTAAGACAAATGATACAGTAACAACATCACCGGTTTTAAAGCGGTCCAGTTCGGTGCATTTATCGCCTGAGAACTCTAAGGGAATAATATTTTCATACTCGCTACGCTCACCCGTATAAGGGTCATAAGTGGTAGCATCTAAAATAAATTCCCGTTTAGTAAATGGGGAACCACCACTTTTAGATGGAATTTGGACGATCTGACCGATTTCGATTATCCGTCCGGTTATCTGATTTGCCATTAATTTTCTCCTCCAAATATCTTTTTATCGGTGATTAATTCTCTGTTTTCTTCCAAGAACCGGATAAATTCCTCACAATGATTAGTGAGAATAGGTATATCACGTTCCGGGTTGAAAACGTATGTCTCAGTATAGGTGTCCACCATATAACCGCCTTTGTTGAACTCTACGATATTGTATTCAAACGTCCGCACATCCGAACCGTTCTGCATAAGAGCGTATGGATAAACCAGATGTTGGTGATGGTCTTTGAACTTTCCTACAGTATAACTGCCAGTTGTCTTGATGTCATGAACACTGGTCGGCATCAATTCGTCTATCAGACCGTATACCAATACGTCACCGAAAGCAGTATGCAGGATTGCTTCTACCCTCTGTTGGGTCAATGCGCCTTTAAAGTAATCGGCAAACTCACGGCAAAGAGAAATAGGGAAAACAAATGTACGGTTGTTATAAACAACTGTATAACAAGTATTTTCTGTATTCCTTTCTACATACATCTCGTTTGGCTTGCGATTTTCGATTAGAGCATCTACCAATTCATTAAAGGCTGTGCCCTTATCAGC